GGGCGGCAATCTGTGCTGATGTAAGCACTGGCATTGAACCGTTGCTTGCTAGAGTGTACTGTTCAATTGTTGATTGTGAACCATTATAGCCAGATAAATAAATTGCTGGCCCTGAAGCGGTAATGCTTGTGTATACGTGAGATGTTGATGGATGAGTGTATACAAGGGTAGGGGTTGATGATACCAAAGGTTGGCACTCGTAAACTTTATTGTCTGCGCAGATTACTAGGCGTTGTTTCACATAATCCATTACACCATTTGTAATTACCTGGCTATTATCAAATACTTTGAATTCGTCTGCTGTATTAGTTGAATCACCAGTCAATGGTTTACCAAATGCAGTAAGTTTTGTTATTGCTCCAACAGTTTTATTTGTAATCCAGTAAGCATTAGTTCCATCATCGCAGATTGCGTAGACTGGGTAAACACCAGCGCCAGCGTTGTAGTCAATAAAATGAACTGGGTTGCTTGGGTCTGTTACTTTAATCTTATCAACATCGTAGCCATCGTGAACCAAGGCGCCAGTAAAGGTGCTCCATTTGATAGAGCGCATATGCTGTTGTACTACACCATTAGATGCAATAGCACCAGTAGTTTCGTGACCTGAAGTCACATTCTTAAGTAGGGTTACTTGTCCTTTTGTCCATACATTTAAACCCTTGCTGTCAGCAAAGCGGTAGTGTCCGTTTTCGTCTGTTGTTGCAGGGTCATAAAACTTAATACCTGAACCAGAGTGGAATGACGCCTGACTTCTAATCCACCAACCAGTTAGAGATTGCTCTCCTGGCTCAGATGAGTTATCAAATTGCTCTTTGCGATAAGTGGCAGTTTGACGCGTGTATGGGCGTGTGTCATTAATTGCATAAAAGAACGGGAGTCCACCAATTGCTACGTCATAAGACATATCGGTGTTTTGCCATACAGCAGTAGACGAGTTAACGCCAACATCTGCTATACCTCTAGCAATAGGTGTTCCATCGCTTGCTAACGCCCAGACATTGCCATCACCCTCGGTTATATCTCTACCCGCCAAGGCACACCTCCGTTATATAGAAAAATTAGTTGAGCAGTTTTAATCCATACTCAGGGATAAGTAATTAGGCTATCTTCTTGATGAGAAGATGTTGCTCAGTTTGGTTGACTACCTCATATTGACCATTAATTGCAGCCAAGAAAGCATTCATACCAGGAGCGGAGTTCCAGTTTTGGTCTGGTACGCAGAAATTCATATCATCACGAACAAGCAAGCCATTTGGCTTAAGTGTTTTCCACGCAGCCATAGCGTCTGCATAAACACCATTTTCTGACTTATCTCCATCTAGGTAGATAAAATCGTATGACTCTGTGTTTTGTGCAAAAAATATAGCACTAGGCATCTTATGTTTGATGATATTAGTATAATCTTTTACCTTGTTATCATAGACTGCTTCGGTGTCTGCAAACCAATCGTGTGATTCTTGATTTGCACTAGCATCTAATTCCCATCTTTCAACATCAGTAAGGGTGCAACCCTGACCAGTTAAAAGATTGTTAAGAAGCCATACGCTACCATCACCAGTAAAGACTCCAATTTGTAAAAACTTAAGATTGTCTTTACCTTTAAAGTCTTGAAGATGTTGAGTAAAGTAATCTTCTGATTTTACTTTGAACCAATTTGGATAATCCATCATTAGATTGTCACCGTTCCACTTCCTGCTGTAAACTTGTAAACACGATATCCTGCACGAGTTGATGTATCAACTGTGTATGTTAGTGTGCCAGGGATTGTTGTAAGTGCTGGCGCTGCAGATGGGTATGCGTAAATTACAACTCCGCTACCACCGAGTTTATCACCGCCACCAAAGTTGCCACCTGCGCCTGCGCCTGCACCTGTATTTGCTGCACCAGAGTTACCCTTTCCAGTCCCGCCCAAACCTGTTGAACCAGCATTTGAGTATTGACCACCAACACCGCCACCTGCGTAGTAAGTTAATACTCCAGTAATGCTAGAACCTATACCATTTCCAGATGACCAGCCTGATGCAGAACCACCTGCTCCGCCGCCGCCTGCTTCAGATGCGTAAGTGGTATTAGGAGATGGAGTGGTACCACCATTTCCACCATCAAGACCAGTACCACCACTGTAAGCAGTAGTGCTGCCTTCTGAGCGTCCACCTGAACCAGAAGAGCCATTAGCACCATTACTGCTGCCTGAAACACCTGCTGCACCACCAGTAGCGGTAATAGTTGTTGAACTATAAGTAAGTGTAGATGACCCACCAGAAGTATTAACGGCGGGAGTTGGAGCAACGTTAACAGTAAATGAACTACCAATTGCCGTATTTGCTATAGTAGTAGAAGTCTTTACTGCACCACCACCAGCACCTGAACGGCTAACGCTTCCACCAGCAGAACCACCTGCGCCAACAACTAAGTATTCAACATAGAATGGGTAAGGGGCTACGGGCATAGTATATGGAACTGTAGCGCCAATACCGTACGCACCAGATGAGTTCTTGAATGCAATTATAAAGTTGTTTAAAGCATTAGGTGTAGTATTTGATGCGGTAACTGTTACTGTTGCACCAGATGTTGTAGAACTAAAGTTAAGAATGTCTCCAGTTGTTGTAAGAAGATGAGCACTTACTGCATCTGCTGGTGCTGTATCCCAGGTTCCAGTTATAACTCCACCAAGACCAAGAGATAGCGCACCATTTGTAGGTGCAGCAAGTTGAATTACAGATATAGGTGTTATCTCAATACCAAATGGGTATGTAAGGCTACCAGGAATAACAATTTTAGTAACAGTAACTGGTACTGAAATAAAGCCTGAACCACCACGAATAGTACCGCTAAAAGTGTGTCCCGTCGCATCCTGCAACGAAATGGTCATTGTCTGGGTTGTATCTGTTTTAATAAGATAAGTGCCAGCGGCCAATGAATTGGATAGTGTAAATGTACCAGCAACGCCAGCAGTCCAACCAGTATTGGTTGTTGCCGCAGTTGATGCTACAGGGAATACCGATGATGCCATTATACTATCTCCACTCCGCTAATGTGAAACTTAACTGTAACTGCTGATGCAAGACCAGCAATAATTTTAGTTGTTGTCAGCACTTGTTTTAAATCAAAAGTTGCAGTTGAGTTAGCAGCAATGGCTGCATCTTTAAACAAATCAACACCATCAAGTGTGATTGTAAATGTAGCAGCAGATGCTGCTGAGTTAGTTACCACAATGTTAGTTACAACTGTTGTAGTTGATGCTGGTACTGTGTATAAAGTTGTGCTTGATGTTGCTGCTGCTGTACGAGACAGAGCCTTTGATGTTGTAGCCATTAGTTACTACCTTTTCTGTTAGATTGCGCCCATAAGAGCGAGTATATAGTTGTCGTCAATTGCGCTTACATTTACTGCAGCCCAAGAAGAAGTTGTTCCATTTGTAGTTAGATACTTGCCTGAGTTACCAGTTTGGGAAGGAACTACATAAGTAGTTGAATCTGTAGCCACAAGAGTCTTGCTTGATGGGATTGCTGTACCGTTAATAGATGTAGCAGTAGCCGCACCAAGAACGGGAGTAATAAGAGTTGGTGTATTGTCCATTACAAACTTAGTACCAGTACCAGTCTGTGAAGCAATAGATGTTGCTGCTCCAACAGATGTAATTGGACCAGTCAAGTTGCTAGGTGCGAGTACTACGTTATCAAGGTAGTACTTAGTAACCGCATCCTGTGCGTTAGTTGGGTCTCCCAGACCTGTAATCTTGTTAGTTCCCATAGCAAGAGCACCAGTCATAGTGCTACCAGACTTGAGTACTACTGTGTCTGAGAAGTTCCCAGTATCAGCGATGGCTGCAGCAATCTCATCAAGAGTATCAAGGGTTGAAGGTGCTCCAGCAACAAGGTTAGATATTGCTGTTCCAACATATGCTGTGGTTGCTACCTGAGTAGTGTTAGTACCAGCAGTAGCAGTAGGAGCAGTAGGAACGCCAGTAAGTGCAGGAGAAGCCAATGGAGCGTATGTGCTTGCTGCTGTGGCTGTAGCCAACTTAGCATCCAACTGAGTCTGAATAGCAGAGGTCACGCCATCTAGGTATCCAAGTTCTGTAGTAGATACCGTAGATGAAGGAGCAATCTTGCTCCAGTCAATTGCAGCAGAAGCGTTGATGTCTGCATTAACAATACCGTTGGTCAAGGCCAACTTGCCGTAGGCAATCTGAGCAGATGTATTAACGTCTGCGTTGACAATTGCTCCAGTGCCAATGACTGTGGTGAGGCTTACGTTGCCAGTTCCATCAAAGGTAACTCCGCTTGCTTCTACATCTCCAGTGAGTTGGAATGTGCGAGCAGTTGCCAAGGCTGTGGCTGTAGCAGCATTACCTGTTGTAGAGCCAGAAGTACCTGATACGTTGCCTGTAACGTTACCTATAAATGTACCAGAAATAGTACCAGTACCAGTAATAGTTGGGCTAGCAATAGTTGGGCTAGTTCCAAGGACGTTAGCGCCTGAACCAGTTGAGGTTGTTACACCAGTACCACCATTGGCTACTGGAAGAGTTCCAGTTACGCCTGTTGTTAAAGGTAATCCAGTTGCATTGGTTAGCACACCAGATGCTGGAGTTCCAAGCGCAGGTGTTACAAGAGTAGGAGATGTAGCAAATACTAAAGAACCAGTACCTGTCTCATCAGAGATAACTCCACGAAGTTCAGTAGATGTTGTTGCTGCGTGACCTGCAAGTGTTGAGTTAATGTGGTCATTGGCTTCTTGGTAATCTCTACCAATTGCCATATGACGTACTACCGCACCAGCAGAGTGAGCAACACCAGTTCCAGGAGTTGGTCCGTCAATACCGCGAGCAATAGTTAATGAGTTGCCAGTTGAATAAACCGTAACATCTACAATTTCTTCAAGAGCGGTATCTGGGTCAATAACAACTGTGTATGTTGTTGTACCAGTTAATGTCTTTCCACCCATAAGAGCGGAACCAGAGATTACGGACATTGTGGTAGCAGTGGATGTTATAGGTGCAGATAATGTAGTCTGCTGTGCTCTGGATGAATATTTTCTGGCTGTCATTGCTGGTCCTTATCGGCGGGAGTAGTGGACTTTAGGTGGATAGTTTTGTTGTTGTGCTTTTGTCTCTTCATTTAAGCGTTGAGTATAAAGAGCATACAACTGCTTAGTAGCATCTCTGCTCGCACCATATGGGCGCTTAGAATCTGTTTCATCAGCCTGTGGGCTAACCTGAGCAGCGCGTGCTGGGTCAAGGAATGAAAGCAAACGGTAGGCTGCACCAAGAACCACTACGTCCCGCGTAGATTCTGGTAGACCAGTTAATGTTGTATATACTTGATTTCCAGTAAGAGTAATGGTTGATAATTCGGCAAATGGTTCAGGGTCTGTTGCGTAGATAACCTTGACTGTTCGACCAGAGATAGGTGCATCCCCAAGCGTAATAGTCTGTACAATATCTGTTCCAGTTGTATATCCAAATGCTTCTGGATTAGCAGATGAATCGAAGTCCCAATGACGAATTGGAACCCATTCCTTGCTAGGTCCGATACTCTGCCAACTGATTGTCAAGATGTTCTTGATATTCTTATTGGCAAATGCGTATGTAGATACAGCAGCGTTAAATGTAAAGGTTGTTGACTTTACGGCAAAGATGTTTGCCCCAAGAGAACGAATAGTATCATTGATTGCACGCTTAATTGTAAAACGTGGGAATGTGGGTGAAATAGTTACTTTAGCATCAAGAAGGTGTTGTGCTGCAGTCGTTCCTAGATATCCGCGTCCGTAAGGCGCAACCGTTGCCGTGTTTGCTATACGGTCAAATGAATCAATCCATAGTAGTTCTTCGTCAATCTCAAGAATACCCTTACCGACTGACTCTGTTGAGCCAAGTTGCAAGGTAGTTGGAGATGCTCCAGAACTTGTTGTAGTTGTTACAGCACTCTTAAGATATGTGCTACGGTCTTGCTGGAATGTATATCCTGCAAGATTGATAAGTACTTCATCAATCATATTGGTTAATGTTGTCATGCGTTGATGCTCCTTAGGGCTGCAGGGGCTGCAAGCCCAGTAGTGCTAGCGAGTTCATTGCAAACTCCATCGATGTCTTTAAACTTGTCACGCGTACGTACTGCAGATACCTTAATATTTAAGGCGCCTACGGTTGCAAGTCCAGTTGTTCCAGCCCAGGCATTAGCGGCGCCCTGTTCATCAAGTCCAGTAGTTCCTGCTAACCTATTAAGTTCTGCTGTAAGACTACTTCCTGCTTTGCCTAGTGCCATTGTTAACCTTTCCTAGCGCTTTGGTAAAATTAAATTTGATTTTTCTTTAGGCTTGTTACCGCCAAAGAATGCTTTATAGTAATGCTCATCAAATGAAAAGCGTTTCATATGTGGGACTACCGCACCCGTGTGACAATAGACTGGAACATCGGCTTTGCCAACTAGAGCGAAGAAGTAGATATCTTCACCCATAAATGTCTTGCCTGTTCCAATTTCATTGAAGATAGCAACATCGTTGCCAACCGCCTCAATAATCTTGTCAATTACACTTTTGTGCATAAGAACAAATCCCATACCCGCTGCCTCAACTTTGATAAGTTTATTCTCTGGCATTGGGTGAACTCTCTTGATACCAACCACGCCATCTTCTGCTTCTGCAAAGTTAAAGATAGTTGGCATTGGAATCATCAAAGGTTCTTCTGGTGTATCTGTCGTAAAATAAACTCCAGTTACAACGGGGCGCTCTACGGCGTCCTTGTTGTCCCACAAGAGTTTAAACTTCTCTGGACTAATAACAACATCTGAGTCAACCCATAGAAGCCAATCAGAAGTGTTGTTTTCATACCAGTAACGAATTATCTTTTCACGCTGTCTTGCAATCTGGTTGCCTTGACTTCTTAGTGTGGAGGTAAAGTTGACGCCAGATTTAAGCATAACGTCTGTGACGCCTTGCATAAACTTGCCGTCAACCATACCGTTGTCACACCATGCGATTGATACTGTTTCTTGCATTTTTGTCCCCATCTTTGTTGCTTTACTTCTTTTGCGTCTTTTGAGTATTAACTCCAGGTGAGTTCTTTGGCTTGTAGAGGTTGTTCATAAAGCGTGTCTCACCATAGAGACGACGAACTGCTTCTATATACTCTTGATTACCTGGCATATTTTTTACTTTTGGGTTAGAATAGTCCTTAAGATTATTAAGGGCATCCTTCATACCTATACCCTTGACTGCATCAATCATGTCTTGCGATACTTTAACTTTTCTGTTCCACTTGCTCTTATCAATTGCCATTTTACCACTTTACCTTGTCTGCCCAATATGCGGCACTTAGTTTTCCTTTGGATATATTACTTGCGTGTCTTGCTTTAAAAGACTTACGTCTTGCCGCATATGCTGCAGACTCTCCAGCCTTTTTTGGAGAACCGCTTACGCCCTGTTGGCCGAAGCGAATGGTTTTAATCTGGTCCCCAACTTTAGCAACAACTACGTGTGACTTCTTTGGGTGGTTGGGTGTTTTCTTTGGCTTGTTAAAGCCTGACACGCCAGCCCTAGTTAATCTTGAGTCTTTCATCTGTAACCCTTTGTTTTCTTTGCTATTGCTTTAGGTTGCTTTACAAACTGCTTGCCCTGTGCAGTACCTTTTCGCTTTGCTGCAGTCGTGCTAGCATATTCCTTTTTGGTTAATGCTGCACGTGCCTTCTTGGGTAGATATCTCTCACCTGTTGCCTTAGCACCTTGTGTGCTTGGCTTGCCAGATTTGGTTCCCCAGTCTTCCTTTGTCCACTTGGACAAGGATTTCTGACCAGAAGTTTTGGAACCAGAGTATCCTCCACCAGATTTTTTGTAAGCCTGAGCAACGAGTTGTGCTTTACGAGCAGACCATTGACCAGGCTTGCCACCTTGAGAACTAGCCATAACGCGGTTCTTAATTCGCTCTCTTAGTTCAGGCTTGGTGTAAGTCATATTACTTATCTAAGCGTCCACTCTGAGAAAGCATCTTCTTCAAGTATGCTTTTTGCTCAGGTGTAAATACTTTTCCATTATTCATCAATTGCCTTGTGGGACGATTTTGTTTTGTAAGAGTATTTACTAATGCTCCAGCAACTTTGCCTGCTGTTGATTTTGGCTTTGTCTTTGCTCCTGTTGCCTTACCAGCGGCTGCGGCCTTAGCCTTAGCAGCAGCACTCATAGGTGCTGGTGAATACTTTGTTGATGCTTTCTTCTTTGGTGGGACTGGAACTCCTGGACCTTGTTCATCATAACCTGGACCTGGGTATCTTCCGTTTTTCTTTAGTGCCATTTTATTTACCCTTTGTTTTCTTTTTGATTTGTTTATTGGTTTTATCATCATAACGGCGACCTTGAAGTAATGCGCCTAACATTTGCCCAAACTGTGCGTCTTCTAACTTTTTAGCATCATTTGCCATACCCTGGTAGTATTCGCGCCCCTTACCATTGTTAGCCATTTCGTTTGGCGGGTAAGTGCTTCCCTTGGAAGAGTTTGCTGAAGTTTTACCAAAAGCCTTGCTATACTGCTTGGCTTCCTTTATAAGATTCTCTAAGTAGTTTGCCACAATTACATACCCTTCTTGCGTACCATTGTAGATTTCTTTGCAACACGCTTAGCAACCTTCTTCTTGGTGCCATATTCCTTCATGCGCATAGCAGGAGATTCTGTCTTCTCATGCATCTTCATGACTTTCTTTGATGTGTACTTCTCGCCTTTAACTGACATTATACTTGTCCAATCTCTTTCATAACTTCGGCTGTTTTTTTGGTAATCTGGTGTGCCTTAGGCATTTTTTCTGAATTGTATGCTTTGCCTAAAGTTTCTGATGCTTTATGTGCTGCTTCCACGTGGGCCATAGTTGTACCACTTGGTTGGATACCCTGCGCCCTAGCGTCTTTATACGCTTTTAGTTCGCTAGTCCACTTCTTGTCTGGTATGTCTCTAGCGGCATCTCCAGTATTAAGTTGTAATCCTTTTGCCTTACATCCGAAACATTCCCAAGGACCGCCACACTTGGTGTGGTCTACGCTCTCGAAAGTATTTGATATGAATGGCTCAACCGATGTATCTTCACAGTTAGTACACCCGTAGAGTGCTACTGTAGATTTTACATCCCCATCTATTAACTTGTATTCCCAAGAAACAACCTTGGTAATATGGTCACAATTACTGTGCTGTAAAGTTTGCTTCCGTGACATCTACGCCCCCTGCAATTAGTGCTGCCTTTGTTGCATCGTTTACGGTATGTTGATATCCGCCACGATAAACTTCTTGATATTCAAGCAGGTCTTCATCTACCGCATAGCGAGTTTGGTAGTACTGACCTTCACTCTTGACAATCGTAATTCCCTTACGTAAATTGGCAAAGTAAAATAATCTATGTCCTCCAGATGGACCTTCTAATACATATGGAGTTGTGAACGTCCAGTTTGCCATATTGCTCCTTCTAATGGATTTACTGTCAAGCAGGGAGATTGCTCCCCCTGCTCAACCGTCAATCAATTAAGCGATTGATGAACCTGATTCGATTCGGTATAGTGCTTCTTCGCGGTAGCGAGCAAAGCCGAGTACGCCGTACCAACCCATTGGGCGGTGACGCATCAACTTGTCAACGACTGGTCCGATGACTACATGTGGCTCTTCAGCAACTGCTTCTGCAAGCGCTTGCTGTCCAGCGATGATTGTGCGGTAGTTACGAGCAGATGCTGCTCCGTCTGTAGCGTTGTATAGACGTGGTGACTCTACGAAGTATGCACCTTCGTAAGTTCCGATTTCTCCAGCCCAGATGCGGTCCTGTGCAGAACCATACTGGTTAGGGAGAAGCCATCCTGCAGAACCTGTTTCTGCGCGAAGGTCGTGTGAAACTTCTGGGTGGATACCAGCCCAGTAAAGTGAACCCTTGCGAGCAACTGTCTTGCCTGCACGCAACTTCGCAACAGCCTTACGGATGTTAGCAGAAGATAGTGTTGCAGCAGCAGTAATTGTTGCTGTTGATGTTGCAGTTGCACCTGCGTAGATTACGTTTGAACCGCCGCGCAATGTTGTCATTGCTACTGCGTCGATTGAATCTGCAAGGTTAAATGCGATGATGTTAGCAATTGCTGGGTCTACATCAGCAAGGCTGAAGAGTTCCAAAGCACGTGTTACAAGAACAGAGTTACCGTACTCATTAAGAGTAATAGTAACAGATGTTGGTGTAGACATTGCTACTGCATCTGGGTCAACTGTCTCTGTGAGAGCAGTTGTTGTTGGTGATAGGTCAACGTAGCGTTGTAGAACAACTGTTGAACCTGGGACTGCTTGCTTAGCAGGACGCTTATCTGCGACTGAACGAATGAGTGGCTCTGAACGGAGCGCAAACTCGAGAAGTCGGTCATAAGCCTTCTGTACTAAACCAGCAGAACCCGCGGTTCCGCCGAGAGAGGCGGAATCTGTGGATACGAATGCGTTAGCCATTTAGGTTATTTCCTTTTTGTAGTTAGAACTATGATTAGTTTTGTGAGCCATAAATCATGTTGATGATTTCTTCCGCGGATTCCGCGTTATCAATTCTCATCGACATATCTTCGGCTCTGTCAGGTGTTGTTGCACCTTGAGTAACCATATCTTGCTGACGTAATGCCGCACGATTTTGGTTATTCGTTTCAGGCGCATCCTGGCGCACTTCTAGTCCGAACAAGTCTGCATTATCATCGAGCCAGTTATTCACAGACTCCTCGTTAATGTCATCCAAGTCTTTTAGGACTAGTCGTATTGCTTTAGGATTCACACCCTTCTTTTCTAGGGTTTCTTTGACGATGCGCTCACGCTGCCCCTTGGATAATGTCTCAAGTTGCTCAGTAAGGTCTTTGATACGCTTTTCATCTGAACGTTTGGCTTTCCGCAACTTCTTTAAGAGGTCGCTTCCATCCATCTGTGTTTCTGTCTCGGTATCGAGGTCTTCGTCTTCGTCATCCCAGTAGTTGTTGCTCATAGCAACCACCCTTCTATTCGTTGTAGTCGCAAGCCTCAATTGCTAGTCGGGGAACTAGGTTGGCTCTTGCTATCGGTCTATTACGCTGACGGGGCCGATGGGTCCGTTCAGGATTCTATTTATACTTGGCCGCTGGCCCTGTTCTGCGAAGCGAGTCTTCCGCTTCTAGCAGCAAATCTATTTCGTTCTTCTTCTTCGATTTTGCGAATCTTTTCATCCGCAGCAGCGTTAGCATTAAATGTTGATGCAATTGCATCTTCTTGGGTGAAATTAATACCACTCATCTTGCCAAGTGATTGACCACGTTCTAGCCGTTTGACTTCTCCAAACTTGGTGAGCGATGTACCGTACTCTGCTCCGCCCGCAGCAAGTTCTGAACCCATTGCTGAACTAATTGTAACGCCTTGGGATTTAGCAGCAGATACCTGTGAAATACTAGCAACCTTCTTCGTTAGTTCAAGAATACCATCTTTACCAAGCAATAATGCTTTGGCAATACCTGTTCGGTCAACTCCTGGAGCAAGTGCCTGCAGGTCTGCCTTAAGGGCTGAAGGTGCATTATCTATTGCTCCAAAAATATCTGTAATAATTTTGGTTGCTTCTGATACAGACTTGTTTGCTTCACCAAGTACTTTTGACGCTATTTCTGATGTTGCAAGTTCAGGCATACCCATAGTGCGGAATACATCGCCAAGTGCTTGTTCTGACTTTACATAGTCTGCAATAGTCGGGACCTGCACTGCTTCTCCAGCATTTAGTCTATCTTGTAATTTAAAGATTGCATCAAAACGTTGTACAAACTTGCTTGCCTTACCTTGCGCTTTTGCATCTCGCAAAGCAAGATTTATTGCTTCGTCAGTTGTTGAGCCGCTATTAATAAATCCCTGTGTTAGTGTACGCAGTTCTTCAACCCAAGGTTGGCTTGCTTCTAGTTCACCCATTAAAAGGCCAACAGTATTTGCAAATGTATTTGCAGCAAGAGTTACAACGCCAGTATCTGTAAACCCAGTGCTTCCTGGATTTACTGGATTAGGAACTTCTTCTCCGTCAAATTCTCCACCAGCGCCGTCTGCATATACTGCAATACGGGTTCCAGATGTCTTTCCTGGCTTGTACTTTAAAATAGTGCCAGCCTTTGGAAATACCTTATCAGGAGGTGTAACTACTGGTTCTTTAGGAATTGGTTTATCGTAATTAACATCCGAGGAAGTGTCTTGATAAATACGTGAATCGTAGCGACTTGTAATTGGATTCTCAAGTGAATCAATGTAAGTTTTTTCTTTTGCTGCAGCCGTTGCTCTTGCTGCGCCTCTTGCTTCCATAGCCTTCTGCATGGTTGCCGCATCTGCCGCTGCTTTTTTTGCTGCCGCTACTTTCTTTTGTGCTGCTGTCTGTGCCATTATATTCCATATCCTAATGCTTTGACAAGTGAAGATGCGCTATCGCGTGCTTCATTGTTTGCCTGTTGAGTTTTCTGGTATTCTGGTAAAGACTTTGTTTTAAGCAGTAAATCATAGTATGATGGTGCCACACCCTTACCGTCTGCACCAGCAGAGCGTGTGTAGGATAGAACAACTGGATGGTCCATCTTAATTGTGCCTGGGTCAACCTCTAGTGTCTTTGCAACCATATTAATAATCGGAGAAGCAATATCATATGTTGTGAGAGTTGGGTCTAATTTAAATCTATCTGCAAATTGTGGGTATTCTCTAACAGCAATGTTCTGTAATTCTACAGTGTATTCATCAAGTGTTTTTTTGCCCATAGCAATTAACTTAGCCGCAGCCTTTGTTTCTACATCAGATACACCCATAAGTTGAAATTTGTCAACTAGCGCACGAACCTGAGCCAGTGTTGCAAGGTTTTTTGGTGCAAGTGCCTTGTCATCTGCAAAACTAATCTTGTTCCAGACCCAGTCCGATGCGAACTGTGTCGGCTTAAAGAATGATGGATATTCTGTTTTAGCAACGCTTTCTGCGGTCTTGGTAACAGCCTCTGGTGTTGCTCCAGGGGTTGTCTTTGAAGCAGTAGATGTTACTACCTTTTCAACCTGACGTGCTTGTTCAGCATCAAACTCTTTCATAAACTGCGTAATATCTGCAGTTGAGAACTTACCCGTATAACCATTTGCCTCGGCAGCGGCCTCCATGAGAGCGCGTGCTGATTCTGTGGTTAACTTGGTTCTAACAGTTGAGATACCTGTACCAGACTTTGGGCCAGAGTTGATAGCCTGTTCTGTTAAAAGATATTGAGAATACTTGTCATACTGTTGTCTTTCTGTTGCAGACAATACACCGTCTCCACCTTTAGGTTCAGTGTCAAAAAGTGCTTCTTGTGGTGTAAGTTCTACCATATTAATTAACCGCCTTTAGTGAATCATTATCAAAATATCGTGTAATAATGGTATTTAAATTACCATCCCACTGTCCAACATTTTGTTTAATCCAAGCATTGTAGTTATTCATTAATTGACCCTTACGTGGGTCATAATCAGGTAACAATTGATAGATGTTTACAAACATTGTACGAGCATTTAAAAACTCTTTAACGTCCATCCAGTATTGGCTATTGCCATGTTTAGCCATAAATTTTTCATCATTAATGATTGCTGAAAATCCTTTGGCATACTTATAGGAGGTGTCTCCGCTTTCGGCAAGTTGAAGTTGATTGTACCATTCTTCACTTTGGTCCCGAAGAACGCCAACGGCAAGGGTATCTAAAACAATTTTAAGTTCTGGGTGAGCACGTAATGTCTTACCATCGGTAATCTTGTTTTCTAAAGCCGTTTTAATAACCATGTAATCGTTCCATGTGCGTTGCTTAAGACGTTCTTTTTCAATTTCTTGAGGAGTCATTTTAAGTTCATTAAGATTCTTGCTTGTTCCAGGAAGTACTGCATTTGGATTAGAAAGAAGTTTAAGAATATTGTTTGATTGTGTTAATGGGTCATAATCTAAATCAGAAGTTAGCAAGCCAACTATTCCAATATCACTTGAGTCAATGTTGGCAAGTACTCCAACAAGTTCATCATTGTCTTCCATAATGCGTGAGTATGCTTCGCTCGTTGCAGGAAAGTTTAAATTCTTGTTTGAACCAACAAATGATACTCTATCAACCATAAACTCTGGTCCAAGAGTGTTAATCATTTCATCACCAGCAGCAGCGCGGGCATCATCGTTAGACATGCCCTGAAGACTGTACTTTTGTATTAACTTCCAGTATAGATTTGAAGTAAGAGACATTGGGTTAGTCTCAATTTTGTAAGGAATACCTGCAAATGGTGATGCCCATGTAGATAAGAATTTGGCGCGGAATAGACCCTTTACTTGCTTTTCTATTTCTGCATCAGATGGCATTTTATCCTGAATTCCCATTTCAACCAACATTGCATTGTAGTTGTAAACAGATTTCCAAGAACTTAGGTAATCGTTTTGTCCACTCTTACCAAATATTGTATTAGCAATATCTCTTTGCCATCCTGAATATGGAAGTAAGGAATTTGTAGCACTCTTGAGCCAAGGAGGAGTGTATGCATCTTTTACGGATGTTGGTGCGCCATAAGGGAATATAACCTTGTACCAGTTAGTCCCATCCCAGGTCATAAGTTCTTCAACGTCTGCCTCTGTTTTATGGAATTTCTGCATTAATTGTCCTACTGAAAGTCCTGTAACAAATGACGGTCCTGGACGGTTAAGCAAGAAACCTAGTGACTGAGCATTAAGTTTTGCTTCTTGTCCAAATACAGCACTAAAGCCAGGTACAACTTTTGCTGCTTCTTTGGCCCCAGGTACAATCAAGTGAGTCATTTTGTCAATGTCATCAGTAGGGTTGCCAGATTCATCGACACCAAACGTCAAATACGCACGACCATAGTTAGATACAAAGTTTGCTGTACGAACTGGGTTTTTTGCAGCAAGGCGACCATAACGCAAGAATGCGTTAACGTTGGCACCTGGGAATGCAGTAACTGCACGCAATGAGTTAATCAAACGATTTGGATTATTAACAGTATAAAGAGTCTTCTCCATCTGTTCCAAAGCCTCACGCCCTGCAGATTGACGTATAGCATTCCATTGACCTGTTGTCATATCAACGTTTTGTTCAATTAAGTATGCTGCTTTTTTTGCAACATTCTCAACAGCAAACTTTTCAAATACCTGAGCACGAATAGGGTTTTCAACGCTTGCAAGTAAGCCCATATATTTAGTCATTACTCTATCTGGCACGGCTGCTATTTTTCCAACAGTACCCATACCAAATGTTAATGCCTCATAATTATGATTAGATGGGATAATATCATATAACTCATCAACATAAGGCGCAAGAGTTTTTTCTAATTGCGTTCCCGTTACTTCGCCCTTAACGATAGCAGCACGCGCCTCATAGGATGGGTACATACGCTGAACAAGGGCAATTTTTTCAGTAAGGTATGGCACAATATCTTCTGTATCAAATACGCCAAATGACTTTAAGTAAGCGCGACCTTCTTCTGTTTTACCCCAACGTATGATATCTTTTGGTGATTGCTCAGCAAAGATTCTATCCATGAGTTTATCGCCTCGATATTGGCGATTAGCAATATATGCTAACTCTGCAAAATAATTCTCGTCTGCAACGCCAATTTTAGACAAAGGTATTTTACGCCTAATTGAAGAGTGTGCAGTTGCTCCAGCCTTTTCTCCCAAAAAGTTAATCATTTGAGTTCTGGCGTTTTTTGTTTCTTCTCGTACTGCTGCAGTAAAGTTACTTGCACTTCCACCACTTTGCTCTTGAATAAAAGAGTCGATATGGTGCTGGACGCCACTTAGAACAACAGTATGCTTTTCTTTTGAATAGTAACGTTCTTTAAATTTTTCACTCTTACCAAATACATCTGCTTTTCTGACTATGGCTTCGCCAAGTTCTTTAACAGTGCTGTCAATAACATCGTATGCTTTTTGAACTGCATTATCAGCATCCATTATTACTTTTTTATTAGTTGGCATTTTACTAATTATTTTTTTATAATTATCTATTGCCGCTTTTGCTGCTTTAATCTCTGCAGTTTTTTTAGTAATGCCTGGATTGGCTTCTAGGTATGCAATTCTACGCTCTAGCGTTACCATGCTTGGTATAGCCTTTGTAGCGCCATAAGGAACCATTGCATCACGCAAGTCTAACTCTAGTTTATCTACAATATCTTCAATAGCCTTTAGTTCTTTTTTGGCAGCAGATAAATGTTGAGACTTTGTTGCTGGAGATGCATTTGTAAGTAGGTCGTTAACAGACGCTTCTGCGGCATTCTTTGCAGCAATAGCCTCTTGTAGCATTAAAGACCTATCTGATACATTATCAACTACGGCCTTACGCTCTGCTCTATCAATAACTTTTCTTTGCATAGTGTTTGCAGCAAAGTTATACCAGTTTTTGCTTGTTTTCCAAGTGCCAGCCAGAACAATTTCTTTTCTTACAAAGTTGGAGCCGAGTGCTAAACTAGAACTAATTAGTGGCTCAAATATTGATTGTTTAAATGCATATGATGGACGAGCAAGAACGTCAAATGTCCAGACTTTATTTAGTTCAGCAAATATATCTCTGCCACCGCGGTTAACAATTAAACCAACCTTTTTAGTTCCTTTTGCTGCTTCAATATTGAGTTGACGTTCAATTTTATCCCAAGGTGTAAAGCGATAAGATTCTGCAAGGTCACGAACTGTTTGAGGCTTAACAAGAGTTACGTTTCCGTCATAGCCAATACCAAAACCATTATTCTTTAGGGATTCCATTCCCTTGCTAACATTCATTTGGAATCGCGCTACATAACTATCAATTTCCAATTGATTGAACTTGCCAGCCTTATATGCAAGCATGTTTCCAATTTGAGTATCAATTGATTTAAGTGCTTCTACTTGTGCAATTTGTCCCTTGCCCAGGCTGTTCATGAATTCATCTTCTAGGCGAGCGCGAACAACTGAAACTTTTTCTTCAAGTCTTACGCCACCAGAAAAACCTGTCATGATTGTATCATCAGCATTTTTCAACATTTTCATGTTGTTGATGAATCCAGTAAATTCCATACGCGCTTGTAATGGGCGCATACCAGATAAAGATACAAACCCAGCAGGCAAAGCATCTGTTGCTGGACCAACTTTTTTAAGACCTTTAATTACTAAACCACCAGCAGTTTCACCAATTGCTGCTTCGACAAATCCTGAAACCTTTGAATAGTCACGACTGCGGATTGCTGACGTTGTTCTAAGACGACCACGTTGTGCTTTAACTAATGCAGAAGCGCCAAATATAGGCTCAATAGGCATATACGCTTTTCCGCCAAAAGTTATATCGCCTGCATCATCAAAAAGTGCATTTTTAATTTTTACAAATTGTGGGTCACTCTTAATGGCGTCGTCAAATACTTTGCTTAGGCGCTCAGCGGAAGCCTTTGATGGAAGATATGTTCTTCCTTGTTCAATCATTTTATTTCGTAGTTGCGATTTTACATCAGCGATATCAAATAGATGATGGCTTGCTGTTCCAGTAGCCAAACGCTGCATTGCAGCAATATCTCCCTTATCTGCAAGCAGTAAATCTTTAACTGCATTTGCATCTGATGCTTCGCGGATAATAGGGATTAACTTTTCATTTGTGCTATACTTGGTTACTATATCTTCTACAATAGACCAGTCTCTAGTTTGCGCAAGCAGTAGTACTTGGCTCCCTGAAACAGTTTGCGCTCCTTGAAGGCCATTAGTACTAGCATGTAAAATGCCAGTTTCCATGTCTGCGCCCAATGCAGCAACGGTCTTACCTTTAGTGTACAGACCTGCAGGTTTTGCAACAGCCTTGACGCCTTTGCCTACAACCTTGCCAGCAACATTAAGTCCTTTTACGCCAACAAGAAGGTCACCAATGCCCGTAAACCAACGACCAACTGCGTTGTCAGTAAAGTTTTCTTTAAGACTTTCATCGCTCCATAAGTCAACTTCATAAAGGTCAACCCCAGCCTTATCAAGACCGTATGTAGCGTAAGACCCAATAATTGGGACTGCCCAAACTGATTTAGTTAATGCTTGTGCTGCACTTACTTTTTCACTACGATTCCACGCTGCTTTAATATCAGAAAACTGAAAACCTTCTTCAAACTGACCTTTTTTATAAAGTTGATTAGTACTGGTTTGGTCGGCTAATATACCAGCCGTACCAATACTACGCATAAGCGGTGAGTATACTTTTTCAATAAATGGAACAGCAACATACTTAAGAAGTACATCTGCTGTAGACTTAAGAGCAGCCTTTTTGTACTTATATGTAGGGTCAAGTTCTAAAGTTTTATCAACAGTAGAAAGAGCATCTTTTACAGTTGCATTAAATTCATCTGTTCTTTTTCTTTCGTCTTCATTAAGATAGTCGCCGCCACCTGTAAGATTTTTTCCAACAGCGCCTGCAGTAGATTTAGCACTGGAGATAGCGCTGGTAAATGAGTCCCACCAAGACATTCCTACCCCCTAGTACTTTCGTTTAATATAATTTTTTTCTGTTCCGCCTTGTACTTCAGCATTAGTAATGCTAATAATAAAAGCATCTCTTTCTTCTGGAGAGTTCCAGGACATCATTGCAAGTTCCATAGCAACACCTGCATTTTGATATCCAAGTGAATTTGCAAACTTATCAACGTTATCAAAAAAACTACCAGGCATCCACATAGAATCAGCCATTATTATTAAAACCTCGAGCGTTTTCAATCAAGTAATTTACAAAACGCTTAAACGAATCTGGAGCGTTTGGAGACTGTGCGGCAAATGCCAAGTCTGGCAAATATTCTCGAGCAATTTTTGCATTCTCATCCATGCGACTATCATTTGTTAAATTCTTTGGAAGCGCTTCACTTCCTGGACCAGGACCAAAATCTACACCTGCTGTAATTGGTTCATTTGGTCTAGTTGTTGGGTCAAACAATGTTCCTAGTTGAGGAAAATTAACACCTGCGTAAGGTTCTTGGGGTGCGGATGGTGTTGCTGCTTGAGCCGATGCCATTGCTTGATTACCCTCTACGCGCTGGTTATTTACTGTTTGATTTTGTCCGTATGCAAAGCCAGTGTAGTTACCACTCTGCCCTGCTCCGCCAGTACCTGAAACGTTAGCAGGATTATTTTGAGGTGCGGTTGGTCGCATTCCTCCACGATTTTCTGCCATTGTTACTCCTATGCGTATTGTTTAAATGTATGAATTGGCTCAGAGCACATATTATCATATTGGATTGCAATAGCAATTGCTTTACGAATCATATTCTCTGCTTGATTAATAGTCTTTACTTTTTCCACACCCAGCGCTGCCAATGCACCGAGGGCAACATCTCCGCCAGTACCCATAACATATACATTACGAACATCGGTATCCCAAGAGTAATCTTCAGAAATCGAGAAAACTTGCCCTTTGACCGAGATGAGAAATCCCCCATCAATAAGTGCGACATCGCCGTCCTCTTTCATATCAATACCAGCATCTATAAAGTTCTTTCGCATTTGCGGAATAAACTTTGTAGTCATATAGGTATTTAAATCTTCTTTAAGTGTTGGCTTAGGTTGTACATAGCCATAATGCAAAATGTTACTGGCTCTAGATGAACCACATCCTGCAATTAATACTGTATTGTTTTCTACAATCTTTGGCGTCTTTGCAATTTGGAAACGTCCATGCTCATCGCTGAGCCGTGAATCACACCCTAATACCGACCAACCGTCACCTTGTATCGCTACCAGCGTTGTCATTTTATCCCCTAGTTGTAACTCGTCCCGTTGCCTTGCCACTACCACTTAGGGTAGATAATATTGTTTGTAAGTCTGGTGCTGGTGTAGCAGGTGCTAGTCCTCCGTCCATAGGAGGGCCTCCTGCTGGGGTCGCGCCTGGAACAGGGGACGGCTGCTCAACAGGAGAAGTTGCAGCCCCAGCAGAAGGAACTGGCTGCTGAGGAGCAAACACGTTAGCGATAGCCTCTTCTAGAGACTGTCCCTTTTGACGTGCAGTAATTACTCCCGCAATCTTGGTTACGATAGATGCTGGGTCTCCGCCTTGTGTAGCCATTGCTGGAATAGCCTGAGCCATTGCAGTAATGCCACTAAGAAGTGATGAACGCATATTTTCGATTTCAATCTTTTCAAGTTCTTGGGTTACGTTTACGGTGAATGGAAGTTCACGCATAGCCATATCCTTGGAGATAAGTCCTCCACCAAGAGCCTGAAGCATAAAGATAAGTCCTTGCGCTGGGTTAAGGCCAGCAAGCATACCATAGCGAACATCTGCTGAGTAATCAGACTTGATATCCTTAGATGGCTTGTATGTGATTTCGTAAGGTGAACCAGAGTCAACGCCACGGATTGTCTTTTCCGCTGGGAAAATCTTCTCATCTACTTCAAAACATAGAGAGACAACATCGCGTAGAGCGGAGGCAAAAATTGCCTGTGCTGATTTAACCTGTGTATCAAAGGCACCCATAAGCGCCTGTACGCCTTGACCTGTAACGATGCTTGCATCAATGTTACCAGAACGTCCTTCTGGATAACGAGTACCTGAGCGAAGTTCCTGGTTAAGGAGTTGTGCTTCTGTGAATGCGCCTTGTGGAATGTTTAATTCGACACGTCGAACGCCAGCAGGGTTAGAGGTACGGATAACCGCATCTCCACCCAACTGGAGTTCTTGAACGTCTTGTGGTAGTACAATTGGTGCTTGAACACTTTTCTCTGCTGCTTCCATTGCCAATAAGGCGAAACGGTTGCGGAGAAGTTGAATACCTAATACGTCGTCGAATTGTCCACGCATCTCGCCATCAATAGACGGCTTACGCGCCACGACAACCATCATCTTGCCCATTGGATTTAATGCGCTAGATAAAACTAAATTACCTTTTCTAGGTAAATAAATTACTGATTGGTCCTTATCATAGTAACGGACCATTTCAACCTGTGCGTGTAGGTCTTGTTTGTAACCATCGCGTCCAAGGATTTGAGTTTCATACTCTGGGAATTGTGATACAAGTTCTCCAAGAGTTAACATATAGCGCTTGGCAAATGCCACACAGCGTCCGTAGCGGTCAAATTCTGGGTAAGCCCCAATTGGATTTTCTACGCGGATACGCGGCAACTTGCTATCTTCGTCAAGTTCAATCATGAACGGAACGAAACCGTATGTTAAGTACCAGTCTGCACCTGAGTACATCTGTACTGATAGGTCAGAGTGGGAGAAGTAGTTAGCGGCAATACGAGTACGCTTGTCAGCAAATGTACGTGCCTTATCGCTAACAGAATTAGCAGCAGAACAGTTAATCGCTGGTAGTGGAGCCATAACCTCGGAGAGGTCGCGTGCTACTACGTCGATAAAGTTAGCAACTACGTTAGCATCTACACCCTCTGGGAAGAATTCAGGGTATACTGATGCAATTTGTCCCTTACGGACTGCGAGTACGCTTAGGTTACGAGCATCTCGGTCGTGGTTACGGTAGCGCAACGCTTCGACGCGTGCTGCAACCTGTTCCATTGATAATGCCATTGGTATCCTAACCGTAAGTTTGAGACCATTGGTCTGCAAATGCTTCATCTAAATTGACTGCTTGTCGCCTTGAGGCTTGAGCCTGGGTTGTCCATCGGTTCTGCATCCATCTAGATGCATTACTGCTTTGCTGCATCATCTCGCGTATGCGGATAACAGCAAACCACAGAGCCATTACGCAGTCTGTAGGGTTCTTAGTATCTGGTTTCCAGGTAATAAGTTCCTGTACTAAGGTCTTAAGTCCTTCAGACCCTTCATTACTTGGTAGTTCAATAATGTTGTTATCTTGGAAACGTCCATCTCTAGTATTTCCAAATAGCATAGACATAGACGCAACACCAAAAGACGTGTCCCATTTGTTCTTGCCAGTAAAGTGAGAGTTTAATTGGCATCCGTAGGATGCTAGATATGCTCTTAAGTCGTCATCTAAGGCATACGCCTTCTGGTGTGCGTTAATTTCAATACGTAATTCCTGTGGACGGTATTTCTCTACCCACTCCTCAATCAAAGATTGAATCTTTGCAGGGCTTGGGTCAGTCATATTCACACAGTCTAGGACGTAAATGCGTCCATCTGCTCGGTTGTACGTAGCAACCACGGCTCCCGTAGCACCTGCCATAGCAGGGTCGAGGCCAATAATAGTATATCCTTCAACATGCTGAGGATGTCCTGGTATTCCAGCCTTTAACGGTCCGCGTTTACGCATTCCGTTGACGGAACCTGCGACACAGGTAGGCGAGAAGATTGAGTCTTCTTGGACGTCTTCTTGTTGGTAGACCATAGCCCATACTGACGGAGCGACCTCAGAGCGACGCTTAAAGAGAGAAGGTCCGTCCCACTTGGGATATAACCCATCATCTAATACCTCGTCCAGGTCGTTTTCTTGTTGGTCCGTAGCAGGCCATAGCGTTTTCCAGTTCTTCGGCTTGTCATCAAACTGAAGAACGGCTGGCATAGCACAGTAAGTAAAGGGTGTCTTGCCACCAGTCCACTGTGAGCCATCCCTAATCATCTTGTAGAGGTCTACAGATGATACTCGGGTTCCTACAATAATAAGTTTACCGTGGCGTCCCAAACGAGTGATGACTTCTTTTTGAAGCCATTCGATTTGCTTTTCCCACTCATGGGCGTTGCTGCCCATAACCACGTCATCTAGGATAATCAGGTCGGCACGTGCTCCGTAAATCTGAGAACCAAAGCCCAATGCTTGGACTGTAGGGTCTTTCTCGCCAGAGTCTCGACCTGTACCTAGATAAATCATATCAGCAGACCATTGTGTAGCATCTGCCTTATACCCACCATTAGGGCCGAAGGCCGTCTGGAGTTTCATGAACCCGGGATGGGATAAACGGGTCTTAATTGCACCCAAAAACTTGCGAGCCATACCCTGGGTTTTAGACACGATAATCACTCGCGTGTTAGGGTTGGTCACAATCTTGTATGTTACATAGTTAGTCGTTATAGTAGTCGACTTGGCGTGCTCGGGTGGCACGTTGATAAGGACACGGTTAGGGTCGCCTGGCTCGTAAGTCATACCAGCGGGTAGCCATCTAGGCTGTTTACCTTCAATAAGGTCAATCCAGTCAAGTTGATGGTCAAACAGGCGTGAGTCCAGAAACTGCTCTGAGAACTCATGGAAGGGCATATCCTTCATCTCGGCTAAATCAGCCTTAATGCCTTTGCCCGCGAGGCGGGCCTTGTCAGAAGCCTCTTTAAACTCTGGGCTCTGCATCGTCCATTGACGGAAGGCGGTGTCTTGACGGTCTACAGAAGCCATAGCGGCGGTGACGGTCGCACCCTGTTCTAAGAGGGCCAGGACTTTAGCCTGGGCATCCTCCTTGGAATATGTCTGTTTTCCTGCTTTGCGTCCCATGTAACGTCCCATCTAATAACGCCGATTTAACGTACCCTATAAACGGCATAAGGGGGGCATTTTGATAAAAAAAATTTAAAATTATAATATATATAGGAGGAGCGGAGTCTTAAACGGAGCGACTCCGTAATAATATATATATACTATAGAAGACCCGTTCAAACGGGTCTTTTCCGAGTGGGTTGGGGAAGTATTTCCCCGAACCCCTGTATGTTAAGCCTACGATGTGACGTAAGTCACACTATCCGAGGAGTACTTTTAGTACTCTGAGGGGGGTATTAAATATAACAGAAAATAATTATGGGAGTATATATATATTAAAGAGCGCGTTTTTTAAAAAGTGCGGGTCAAAGATAGCGCGTATCGCGCTTTATTCTGGCTTTATTTATTGTGTGTGTGAATTGTGAATGGGTAACTATCTACCAGAGAATAAATAAAATAGTTACGGGGGAATAAATAAATAAATATGAATAGAAATATGCCAGGAGAAAAATCACCCTGGTATCTCTGGCGCACTAGCTCTTTTTTATTTCAGACCGACCCTATCGCCCGCGACTTATACCAGACCCAACCCCTGCCGCCGGTATTCTGCCCCGCGTGTCTGCCCCGTATCGGCTCAACCCGCCCGCCCCTGCCCCGTTCGGTTAACCGAACACGCTCAAGACCCGCCCGCCCGCGCTCCCTACTTGGTGTTGCAGAATCTAAATCGGTGCTACAATTCTCCTATGCCGAACGGCACGCAGTACCCAACCAGAAAAGGAAATAAAAAAATGGCTACAAAATCAACAAAGGCAAAGGCTCCAAAAGCAGTTGAAATCAAGGCTCCAAAGATAGCAACCGCGTGGAATAGTGTCTGCGCTACTTCTGCAAAGTCTGAAAGTGAAATCGTGAAGGCGATAGAGAATCTATCTGCAACCCTAGTTCTTGAGAGTCGCTTATCAGTAACCGACCAGAAGAAGTTCATCAAGGGTCTTGAGAGTGGTGGCAAGGTGTCTTCTTTCGTGAAGTCTTCACACGCTCCCGCGCTCCCTACTTGGAGCAAGTTGCGCGCACTTCACGCAGACTTCCGCGCCTTGCCTATCGCTAAGCAACTCTCAACCGCCGCCGCATCCTATGACCTTCTAGGGTCTGGCAAGGGTGAGCAGATTAAGACGCTTGACGCGCTCACGAAAGAAATCGCAACCATCCGCAAGGCTAAGGCCGATAAGTCTAAGGAGCAGAAGTCATCAACCCCGAAGGATAAGGCTCCAAAGAATACCCTCAAGGATATCCTCGCCTACTTCACCGCGCTTGATACCTCAAGCCTAGAAGATGCTCAACTAGACACTATCGCAGAAATCCACGCCGTACTAGAAGATAAAATGGCTAACGCGTAAGCGATAAAGAATAGCCCCCGCGAAAGCGGGGGTTATTTTTTTGCCTATTTTTTTTGGCCAAAAATTCGGCCGACACAAACCAACACAAACTTTCTATGGCGACGACCTACGCAACGCACCGACCACCGAAAAAATCCGACACAAACTTGGAGACGAATGACGAGTGCCACCGACCTACGCAGCGTTCGGTTAACCGAATGGTGCTTGACGGATATTTAGCCATAGGGTAGACTAGTGTCTATCAGCGAGAGTCATATCTCTTTGATATCCAACCTAGTGTTCGGTTAACCGAACAGAAAGTGAGAACGAAATGATAGACCTAAACGAGTTAAGCGCTCACTTAGAAGTACAGACCAACATTCTAAATGAGAAGCGAGCAGAGCAAGAAAGGTACGAACAAGGCGTTCGTGCTATGCAAGAAGCAACCACAAAGGAGATGATGTAATGAGAGAATGTATGATAGATAACTGCAATTCTACTGAATTGGTATATAGCGGAGTAGATGCCTTCGTGCTAGGTGTACCAACTGAGAAGATTTGCTATTACCACGCCAACGCTCACGCTCAAGGCTCATTGGAAATCATAGTATGATTACTTGGAACTTTGACGATAAGGTAGACCTTGGGGCGTTACCCTACGGACTCAGCCCTGATGAGTTTGAGTTGCTCCGAGCAGATATCCAAGATGCTATTGACGGCGTTTTAGAAGACTGGGGCATTTGACCAGAACTTATGAAGGTGGTAGACTAGTCTTATTGGCGAGCCTACCTTTCGTTGGGTAGGGTAGGCTGGTGGCTTACGATAGGCAGTTACGCAGGTGCGAGTCCTGCGGTAAGCGCGTGATAACAAAGCGTTATCATCTGTTCGGTTAACCGAATAGCGTTCTAAGGATATGATATGGAAAATCAAGTAATCGCAAGAAAACTTGCTAGCAAAGGCGGTGCGGGTATTACTCGCCAATACCTTCGTGATGCAAAGTCAATGAATCCCATCAAGCGCATTAAAGCAATACGCGCATTAACGAAAGTCGGTAAGTAACAATGACTTACAAATCAGCCGACCAACTAGTGGCGGAAATTTCCGACACAAACAATGTCTGGGAGTCCCGCCTAGATTATGAACTCGTTCAAGAAATCTTAGGGCGTTCTATGAGCGTCTTAGAATGGACCGAACTTACTGAGAAACTTGACGATATTGTCTTTGAGACAGTTATGAGTTACTCCTATGACCACTAATGTATCTATAGAATTGACTCCTGCCGAGGTGAATATCGTCAGGCAGTCTCTACGCGCTGAACACGATAGAATGGTTAAGCAGGGCTTTGCCCAACTTGCCAAACTTGCAACGGAAACCTCCAACAAAATCGCCAATGCCGTAATTGACTTTAATTTACGCGAGGTGTATGATAGTACTACTCAACCACAAGGCGTGGTTGGTTAAGCGTTCGGTTAAACGAACAGACAAGGTATGGTTATGGAAGAAGACAAAGAAGGTATAGAGTGCGTGGTCTGCGATACCGCCATTGAACCTGATGATGTGATTCATACAGAATCAAACCAGAAAGTATGCTCCGACTGCGTACGGATATGTGAAAGATGTGATGAAACAGGCACATCTGACGACTTCTATCGTGAGGTAGACGGCAGGCATAACTGGTGTGAGTCTTGCGCAGATAATCACGCAAGTTATTGCGCTTACTGCGAGGAACTTACTTCTGAGGGTACACATTACATACAAGACCGAGGTGATTACTGGTGTACGTGGTGTACTCAGGATAACGCTACGTATTGCGACGATTGCGATAACTACTATCAAGATGGTTGCGATAACTGCTATCAGGAGCCTGAGACTATTCACGATTATAGTTACAGACCTGACCTTATCTTCCACACCAGCGACAAGGATGAACGCTTGTACTTTGGTATGGAGATAGAGTTAGAATGTCGTGATGGTAGGTATGAACCTGCCGAATATGCTGGTAGACTAGAAGAATATGACCTAGGATATCTCAAGAGTGATGGCTCTCTCAATGATGGCTTTGAGATAGTTACACACCCTATGACTCACGACTTCTTCAAGAATGAAGCGCCCGAGTTCTGGGATACCATTGCAACGCTACGAGATAGGTATAGAGTTATGACTTGGGGTGCTGGTACTACTGGCATTCATATTCATATCTCGCGTACTGGGTTTAATGGTGGTGCTCATATGCACCGCTTCCTGAACCTTGTGTATAGTAACGAAGCATTGTATTCTGCTATCGCTGGTCGTTCATCTAGCCGTTGGGCTAAGTTTGATGATGTAGTTGAGCAGACAATGAGCCGAGACGATTATGGTAATCGTATTTGGTCTACCCACCGAGGGTTCAGTAAGAAGATAACTGATGGTCGCAATACCGATAGGTATTCTGCCGTCAATACCCAAAATCGTGATACTCTTGAGTTACGTATCTTTAAGAGTACCACCAAGCCTGAACGTATCAAGGCTTATATGGACTTAGCGCACGCCAGCGTTGAGTACACCAGAAGTCTTACCCTACAACAAGTTAAAGATGGGGTGCTATCCGATAGCGCTTTCATTGCGTACATAAGAGAGAATGGTTCTCTCTATGAACACCTAGTCGGACTCCTTGACCAACTAGGTATCAGTAGCGTTCGGTTAACCGAACAGAATGTGAGTGAATAGCCTATGTGTCTCCTCGTAGTCGCGTCGCCTAACTCGACGCCCAAGAAGAAAGACCTAGAATGTGCTTCGTGTAATAACCCGCACGGCTTCGGCTTTGCTGTGATAACCCCGAATGGTATCGTTACTGGTAAGGGTATGTCTTCTAAGAAAATCATCAAGCAGTTCTTAGAAGTACGCAAGCAGTATCCCGCAAGTTATGCAATGTTCCACGCACGCTATGCAACGCACGGCGTCAAGAATGATGATAACTGCCACCCGTTTAAGGTGCCTAGTAATCCAGATACCTATCTGGCACACAATGGTATCTTAGATATAGATATCAAGGCTGGCGATAGACGTAGCGATACGCGTGTCTTTGCAGAAGATACCCTACCTGCTATGGGTGGTGTTGCTGCACTAGATGATGAACACGTATGGGCTATGGTTAGCAAGTGGTCTAGTGGTAGTAAGATAGTTATCTTTACCCTTGACCCTGCTGCTAAGGATAACTGCTATATCGTCAATGAGTCCGCTGGTCATTGGGATAATGATGGAATGTGGTGGTCTAACACTACCTATATGGCATCTACTTGGTCGTCTTCGTATCTGACCAAGCCCAGTAATAGCGGGTATGCTAGCGCGGTTGAGATGGAAAGCGAGTGCGGTGCGTGTGGTGCTGTACCATTTGAAGATGGTAATCCGTACTACTGCGAGATGTGCTATGCTTGCTTTGATTGTACTGGTATGTATGGCGATAGTTGCTTATGCTATACACCAGAACGCACTAAGGCTCAGTACACTTTAGGAGAAAGGGATTGGTGGAATGATGGAAAATCCTACAGTTGGAATCGGTAGTCGTTCGGTTGACCGAACAGCCGACACAAACAAACCAGAGCACGTCCACGACGGAATGATGGTGGAAGGTTGGGTTACTATCGGCTATTACGATAACGATATTGCCCCAACCATCTACGGCTTATTCAAGACTATGGAACAGGCAGAAGACTGGCTAAAAAAACTAACATCTGGGTATGTACACGTCGTATATGTCCCAGCCTACAATAGGGGGTAATATGACAACCGAACAAAGGGAGCAGTTGCGTGAAGTACTTATTGACTATCTCGAGGTTCTTACATCTAGTAGCGGTCTCACGACAGCAAAGTACGAAGCAAAGCACGACCAGAAAATAGCACAAGTCCGATTACTACTAAGGGAGGTAGCGTAATGGCTAATTATACAGTTGTTGTAACCATAACCGAAAGGTATGAACTCGAGCACGTTCTGAATGAGGACGAGGCTCGTCAGATTGCAGAAGACTGCGTGTTCGATAACTTCTCGGCACGATTTTCCGATAATGTAATCGTATCTTACAATCCAATACGTACAGACATCCCCCAAGCGGGGGACTTGACCGACGCGGGAATGGCAGGTGAGTAATGTATAAACAACAACGTGAGTTCATAGTTACTATCAGGTATAACTCCGATAACAATCACCCGAAGGACTGGGATATAGACAATCTAGTCTGGCTAGAACACGGCGAGGCTGCTGAAGTTATCAGTATAGAGCAAGTGAAAGGTAAGGAAGCAGAATGAGTGAACCAAGGTGGTTAGATGGCGACGACTTTGCCTTAGATGAGGTAGGGGTATGCGAAGACTGCGACGAACTAGGAGAGGATTGTGAGTGCAATGAAGCCGACCCAGATATCTGGCACGACCAACAGTTCGAGGACTGAAGAACAGTTAGGTAACTGCTATGGAGATGATAATCCTGATGCGTGGTTCCCTGAACCTTCTCGAGGTGGACCTTCGCAAGCAAAGATGCGAGCGCTAGGACTAGAAACATCTAGGGCTATCATTCTATGCAAAGCCTGCCCTAAGCAGGAAGCGTGCCTAGAAGAAGGTATGAAGCCGAAAAACTTGCCATATGGCATTTGGGGTGGTAGACTTGCGGGCGAAAGACTACTGCTGGCAGACGCCAAAGGTATCGACTATATGGTTAATGGCAGAACCAATGGTGAGTACGTACACACAGGTGATGTCGAGAAACGTGTAGGCAAAGGTAGGTACAAAGGTTCCGTAGTAATTAAAGAAGTAGAAGGTGTAACAGTCGAAGAAAAAAGAAGCGCACTTAACTTATTAAGGCTACTCAAGCCTTGGATTAAGGAGTAATATGCTAAAGAAACTCTCTCTGCTACTCATTGTACTACTATTAGTAGCATTGTTTCCGTATTCGGTTAACCGAACAGAACCAGAAAAGCCGAAGATAACAACAAGGGAATGGCAAGTAGCCGATAGCAAGGCGTATGCTCAAGACGTGGTACTTGCTTGGGCAGATAATCAGTACCTATGCTTGGAGAAACTATGGACTAAGGAGTCCAACTGGAGACCTGAAGCATATAACAAGGTAAAGGTAATGGGTAAGAACGCTGGCGGTATTCCGCAAATGTTGGGAATGTCAACACAAACTCCAGCGCCGCAGCAGATAGACAGGGGATTCGCCTACATTATGCACAGATATGGAACCCCTTGTATGGCTTGGAAGCACCATCTAAGGAAGGGTTGGTACTAGTGGCAACATATGAGTATAAGTGCGACAAGGATACGACTGTAGTCTCAATATCTAGGGGTATGACGGAAGATGAAATCATACCTTATTGCGACTTATGTAACGAGCCTATGACACGATTGTACAATGCACCACCAGTTAAGTTCAATGGTAGTGGCTTCTATTCGACTGGAGGGTAAATGACAGATGATGAAATGCAAGAACTACAGGAAGGTATCATAGATGGTATACAAGACTACTTTGATAACTATGACTGGGACAAAGCGTTCAAGAGATATCTGGAGGAGCAATGAAAGATAGTAACTGGGACTTAGACCTCAGGGCTGGTCTAGCAGGGGAAAGTAAGGTAGCCGACCTACTATCCTTGGACACGCTAGAAGTTAAGACCGACAGGAGATGGCACGAAACGGGAAACATATACATAGAGACAGAGTGTTGGATACAGGCAAGCCAGTCCTGGGAACCTTCTGGTCTACGCACTACAAAGGCTACGCATTGGGCTTATGTCCTAGAGGACTGCGTAATTATAGTACCAACCTACAGGTTAAAGGAAGCGGTCTGGGAGCACGCTAGACCTATAACTTGTGATATACCACCAAATCCTTCTAGGGGTTATCTAATAACTCCTGGAGGGTTGCTAGAGTACGTAAGGAAAGCATACAACTACGAGGTGCAAGAACAACACGCGAACTTTCTAAGGGAGAGATATGGATAAAGAAACGCTAATCGGTTTCTTGTCCTTGCTTACTATCTTTATCTTCTTTGGGTTCTTCTTGCCCTACCTCTTGTGCTTCGTCCTTATCTAGGTACGCACGGAATCCGCCTAGGCGTGTAATCAGTCTCTTGATTGCACGCTTATGGCGCATTCTGGCAGCATCATCACTAGGTAACGCAAGTTCTTCCGCTATCGCACCATAAGTCATTGAGTTAGCGTGCTTCTGGTATAAAATATTCTTATCTTCTGTGCTTAACTTCATAAACCCAGCCTTAATCTCAGCCATCATAGCCATCAGATTACCGCCTTCAGCGGGAGCAGATGGTCTTCCTGGCATACCAAGATTCAACTTAGGTGATTCAGTTACATCTCCACGTAATACTGCTGGCAAGATAGCCTCAACAACAGCAGCATCATAGAAGAACAAGTCTGACATCTCATAGCCAAGTGTCTTGGCCTTCCATAGTTGGCAATAGTCTAGGGCTTGGTTGCGAAGCGAACGATACAATAAGTTCTGAGTAGACTTCTTACTAAATGCTTCCCACTCGGTTAACTTAATTGGGTGCAACACAAACCATTCATAGAGCGACTGACGAATGTCCTCACGGTCAACCATATTAAACTTTTTATGATATTCATCTGCTACGTGAGATACAATGTAATCCCACGGTTGGATACGCTCCCAGTTCATCGACCCCATACTTTACCCTCTACAATAAACGACCCATCCTTGGCGATTGGAATAGTTACGGGTACTACTGTACGACCATCAACGTAGAGCATACCAAAGCCCTGTTGCCAAGTGAACAAGCCACCCTTGATATACTTTGCTTCCTTATACTTCATTAAGTTGCCAACTTCCATACCCCATACGGTTTGAGGCGTGGCATTGCCATAAGATTGAGTGTGATGTGATAGACCCATACGGTGCGTGTGTCCACACACTACTGACTTGCCCGTACGCATAGCCAAACCAAGGGCTGTAAGCCCGCCTACTGACTTCATAGAGCCTTCATCACCGTGCATAAGCAACCAGTTAGGAGCCAATTCGTAAGGCTTTTCGTGGTATGTAGCACCGATTTCTGGTAAACGCAAGAACTGTGGTAAGTCCAACTCGGGTAGCCCGAGCAACCCAGGAGCACGCATCATAACTGTGTTATACAAACGGTCGGTGTGGTTCGACCGAATGATATGCTTGACCTTGAGCGACTCGAGTACCCGAGTTGTTTCGTCTCTATCCCGTCCGATAGAACGCTCATATTCTAGGGGAGTCCCCTTTGACCATTTTGAAATAGTCTGCATATCCATTTCATCACCAACGGATACTACTTCGGTTGGCTTGTAAGCCTTGATGAAAGCAGCAAGATTGGCAACGGCTCTCTTATCGTGGTAAGGTACCTGTAAATCGGACACGCAAACTATAGTTTTCATTATTTCTTTTTAACCGCTTTCTTCACAGTTTTCTTTTTGGGCGTAGCCTTTTTAACGGCGCGTCGCTTGTTTTCTTTAGCGACATTTGCGGAGTGAGACATTGGCTGCAAGTTGTCTTGTCCGTCTCGCCCTGCTCTTCCGCCGTTATCCTTATGGTCAACATCGGTGGTACGCGGTAAGGATTTTCCTGTCGCCTTCTCGTAATCAATCCTTGCCTTATTACTTGAAGTAGTTTCAATACTTCCGTCTTTTCGCTTTCGCTTAAAAACATAGATTGGTCTTCCTCCGTTTTGCTTGCTTCCCTTGTAAGGTCCAAATATTTTCATTCGTTATCCCATTGTCCTCTTAGTACTAGCAATCCGATGATTGCATAGTTAGCCATATCTTTGAACGAGTCTTCTAGTGATTCGTGTTCTGGGTCTGTGTCATTGTCTATTAAGTTGTTGATACGAGCAAACTTATCCCACATACGCACACGCAACCCGTTGAGCGGACCACCTGGACTATGAGAGATGTTCTTGGGGCCGTAATCGTGATGCTTGCTGATAAGCAAGTCAGCCAACTCTTGAACTGTATCTCCTACGTGTTCATCAATCTTCATCTCTGTTCTCCTCTAGTAGTTGTTCTAACTCTTTATCTATAGTAGACATATGCTGGTTGATGATTGCTTCTTGTACTAAATCTTTCATCTTAACTACATCTGACTGTGCTGCGTAAAGGGTAGCGTATGTAATCTCCGTAACGCTACGAACGATATCTGGTTCATTTGCGTGGTGATATAGTTCTTCTAGTAGTGAGCCTAGCATCAACGCGTAACCGCTAGGCAATTGGAAAATAGGCTCAAAGACTTCGTCGTCGTCCTCTGTAAGGTGGCTTACTGCTTCAAATATATTATTAAATTCTGTGCCACATACATTGCACTTTGGAATTTCAATCAACGTTCAACCCCATTTTTTCTCTGATGTATTGTGCTCCGTGTTTGACGTAGATAGAATTGACATCTTCTCCATCCCCAAATGATACGGTTGTGACTGGTAACTCTCTGGATAAACTCGCGGCAAACTCTCTTCCTGGGGCATCTCCGTCTGCAAACACGAAGACACGCTCGAAGTCTGCGAGAAGTCTAGTGTAGTGCTTCTTCCAAGAATTCGCTCCAGGAACACCAACGCAAGGTATTCCCACCAACTTCGACATAGTGAGAGCGTCAAGTTCCCCTTCGCAGATGCCAATCCAGTCGCCAGCATACTCAATGTCAAGTACGTTGTACATCCTGGTATCAACACCAACCATACCCATATACTTGGGTTCAACAGCAGCGTTAAGAGAGCGGAAGCGCAAATCAACAACGCCAGTCTTCGTGATGTACGGAATGCTGAGCCGTCCAATGTATTGTTCGTGTCCAGGTTCAGGCTCCTCTACTACGCCTAATCGCGCCTGACGTGCTACTTCCCGCGTTATTCCCCGACTTACGAGGTAATCTTCCGCCAGAGAGATGCTTCCCGCGTACTTGTGAGTTGCCCTCCCCAGTAATTCCTTCTGCGATAGACTTTGCTTCACGAATATCACACCCTTCTTTCTTTGCAATTATTTGAATGCTATTGCCTTGCATACCACACGCGAAGCAATTGAAAATGTTCTGTCTTGTATTAAAACTCGCACTTGCGTGGGAGTCGTTATGGAACGGACACTTGACGTTTACTTGTCCGCTTGTTCTATTAATGTTGGCACCGTAATGCTTTAGCACCGACACTATGTCTGGTAAATCATCCACCAAATACATCGCCCAACCTTAATACTAGATATGAATCTGCTATCGACTTTCCTCTGGCTTTGATAACAACCGCTGGAAGGACATCAGAGATTTTAATGTTTCTTGCTTCGGCGTAGTTCTTTGCTTCGACCTTGGATTCTGCTTGCCATCCTGATAGGTCAATCTTGTTCCCCGCCCCTGGGGCTTTACATTCAAGGATGCCGATAGACGCGTTAATGAAATCTGAACGGACAACAACATCTCCTTCATCCTTGCTACCTCTACGAGCAAGTCGTTCAGCGTCGTATCCAAGTCCTCTAAAATAATCTTTGATGTCTGTTTCATATGTTGCCCCCCGAGCCTTATGGCTCTTTCTAGTTGTCACGCGTTCTCTGGAATATCGTCGATGTACATATACTCTGGATTAAATGCTAACCAAGTCATAAGCGTTCCGTTCGCGTCGGCTCTTCCATAGCGATTTTTGACTGATGCCACGCCCATTGATGTGCCAACTGTGCCGAGCGTACAAATGAGAGCAGGGAGTTGGGATACTTTGCCTTGGATGGCGCTTCTTGGCTGGCAAGGATTTCCAGGAACTGCCTCCGAAGTGTGATGTAAAACCACAATTGCAGCGTTAGTCGCTCTCGCAAGGTACTTCAACTCCTTCATAATTGCTCTCATAGAAGCGAATTCTTCGCCTCCATCTGTTGCAACATCCATAAGGTTGTCCAAGACGATGAGAGATGGGCTGCATCCCCACAACTCCTCAAACGCTTGGACTTCCTCATCGATGTCTTCTAGCGTAGGTGATGATTCAAACGACCAGACTATATGACTTCCTTTTTGGAGGACTGCCTTCGTCCAACCAACATCAGTATTAAGTTTCTGTTCAACATCTGACTGACTCTTCCCCGAAATCATAGATGCTAAACGCATAGCCATTGTGTGTGCATTGGTATCCGCAGATATGTACAATGTTGGCACATTGGTTTTAAGTGCAAGCGCTAGGGCTAGTGTTGATTTACCTGCCCCAGGTGCGCCCGCAAACATTGAAACTTCTGAACGACGTATGATAATCTTGTTCGCTTCAAATGCCTTAAACGAACTAGGTAAAGGTTCCCCTCCGATAGAGGCGCGTCCTACTGACCGTACTAGCGTTCTCATCGGTACCCTTTCTAGTTAGTTTAAAATGGAAATTGTTCTTGTTCTAGTTGACTGGCTTGCATTGGTCCGCGCCCTGAGGCATCGGACATACCCACATCGCGTAAGGATTTCCCGTCTTGCTGGAGATTCCCGACTTGTACTTGCGAGGGCCGTGCTGGCACGTCGGTCCACCCTGTACGGGAGCCGCTGCCGAAGCGGACGGAGCCTGAGCCTGGGGCGGAATTGAGTAAGGCGGAGGCGTTGTGCTTGTAGTGGAATCGGTAGTCGACAGGGGGGCTAGGGTACCTGCTGCCGCTAGCATACGCTGTGTTGCGTGAATCTGTGTAGCGTAATCTCCGATACCTTCTAGAAGAACGCTCAACTCATCCGCGCTGTTGGCACGAATGTTGATTAGGTCTCCAGTAGGTAACTTATAGTTGACTTGTAACTTCCAGTCTTCAGCCATATTATTTATCCTTCTTGATAGAGAATTGACAGTACTCGGTTAGACCGCACATATACTGGCAACTGTTTGTGTTGGGCAAGAATAGCGCAGCCTTACGTGATTTGTCAAATGTTTCTATAAGGTACTCCATCTTGTCCCTAGTGTAATCAGATAGGTCTACCATCTCAGAGATGTTGTTCCCGCGAGACATATAGTATGTACCCCATTTGACGTCGATACCAAAGGTTTCTTGGATACCTAGTCGATAGAAAGCAAGTTGTAGGTTGCTGGTAGGTGTCGACTGTGAGGTCTTAAGGTCGACGATAACAAGTTCGCCATTAACCTCAAAGACACGGTCGATAATCATCTTGACGGCTACGTCCTTGATGACTGGGGTTAGGGCTAGTTCAATGCCTGGGTTGCCATCTGGTGCTGACCAGATTTTCCAAGAAGGATTAGCCTTGCGCCAGTTGATGTAACCATCGACCCACATAGGACCCTTGGTATTCCAAAAAACAACGTCTTCCTTATTGGGGTTAGCCTTAGTTTCACGACCACCAACGCGTGCATTAGTTAGGTCGGTATCACCTTTAGATGATAGCCAAGCGTCTTCCCATAATTTTTGGGCTATCACATATTCTCCTTGTCATAGTTTTCACAGGCAAGGTGAAAGGCTGAGCCTCCGACTGACCATACAGATGGGGCTTCCTGCTTGTTGAGCAGTCTGCCGAGATAGTACTGGTACCCACACGTGAGGTAGGTTGTGAACGCAGAGTAGGATATATGCTCTGGTAGTGTATATTCTTCTAGTTTGATTGACATACAGACAGTATAAACCTACAGTTGGGTATTTGTCAATTATTTAAAGATTTGACTTTTGGCAAAAAGCCTGTATACTTAGTTATGTAAGTAATTATATATAATATAAAGGCCTTCGGCCTTATATAATATATAGATAATATAATACATTATACACACTAGGAGAAATATGTCAAACTTTACGGAGACGTTCGTAGCAGCGCTTGCAGGTATCACAGTATTCTACCTACTGGAGGCGCTGTATTACGAAGTCAAGGCACGCATCAATGGTCACAATTTCATCAAGTTCGTCGAAGACCTAGAAGATGAAACCTGGGATAGATAACCCTTAGAAACGACAAAAGACCCCCTCGCCCTAGTATAATCACTAAGGTAAGGGGGTTTCTTGTCTCTATGGGGCTGCTAAGGCCCTATATGAGGGTAATTACTTGGTCTTGCCAAACTCTGGAGCCTTAGGGTCTAGGGCTTTCCAGATTGGCGCTATTACAGAGGTAATGAAAGCGTATGCTAGTACCTTTGGGTCTGTCACACCAGACATATACATAGCAAGGATTGTTGGGACTGCTGCACGTGCGTAAGTTGTGGCAACTGCAATGACTTTATCTTTGTTCATTTTGTCTCCTTCTTTGGCAATGGTTTTACCGCTGCCTTTACTTTGTTAACTGTGGTTGCTTTACCCAACCAAGGGAACCAAGGGGAAGTGTCATTCCCAGAGGTATCGTTGATTGAAATATGCAAATGCTTGTTGTGCTGATTAATTCCAGTATAGCGTGTTTCGCCATTCTTCTTTGACCAAATCTTACCGTGGAAGATTAAATACTTTACGCGCTTATCTGCCTGAAGTTTTTGGTATAGGTCGAAGCAATCAATCCCATCAATTGGGTCGTGAGTAAGGTCTACTCCATAGCCCGTGTTGTGGTCAGAGTCAGGATTCTGATTGATATGAGCAGCAGAAGGAAGAAGCCCATCTGATGCCTTGTTGCGAGTTGGACGCAGAGCCGTTGCTTGACGCAGAACAGCAATTGCAGCAGGTGTGGCTTTCTTGGCTACAGGTTTCATTCATCACTTGCCTTTCTGGATAAGAACTTGATAGAGGATTTCTACTTTTTCTTCTAGCCTAATTACCGAATCCTTCAATGAACTGCCAGAATTTGGCTTAAGTTCATATAGGTAATGCTTGACTAGCCAGCGAACTGAACCCGCAAATGCAGACACTATTGCTATTACAGATACGATTAGTCCAGCCCAATTTGCTGTGGTCATTACATTGCACTCCTAGAGTTATACGGTACGGATAGTTATATTAATTACGCCACCAAAGCCGCTGAAACGCTTATCTGGTGGGGTCATGCGGGTAAATGTTATCTGTTCGATAACGGCTTGACGAGACTCACCTGTGGTTAAGTCCTGCCAAGTTAGCACGTCGCCATCTTCTTCGATGTCTTCAAGTGCAAGAATTTTCTCAAAGGCTTTGCCTTCGTAGCCAATCATTGAGTTATATCTATCTGTCTCTAGGTCGAAGCAGTAAACAGGGAACTGGATTATCCGCTGACGAGGGGTAGCAATTGTAGCCTTGGCCTGATAGCCTTTAAAGGTTGGACCCTTGGTGGCATCTGTAGCGTCACGGTATACAATAAATTTATAGGCCACATACTCTTGCGCGGAAGCAGGAGATGATGTAGTAACTTCAATTGATGGAACCGACGAATCGTATGATATGTGGTCATATTCAATTCCATTCTTATCTATAGTTTCTAGCGTCATCGAACCATAGGTAAAGTCACCACGACCCAGTAAACGCTTGAAGTTCTTAGGCTCAAGGGTTCCATAGCGAATATTGCCTGTAGTTAGATACCCAGTAGTACGGAGCGTTGCAGAGTCCTCTACGTATACAGCGCCATTAGCGCTAGATGCGTATGCTGTTGCAAACATAAGTCTATCTGCTGTAGTAGGGTCGGTATTACCGTCAAAGCAACACGCTGTTGTAACGTGTCCAGTAATCCCGTTAAAGTAGATATCGTTGGCATACGCAAAGCGCAGAGTATCTAACTCATTATCTAGGTCAATACGAATGAGACCTGGTTCGCCATCAACAGATGTTGCACACCAAACATAATGGTCTCTTGCAGCAAAGTCATAGCAAGGCTGCGTTGTTTCAACGACAAGTGGGCCATATGTAAGTGAGCCGTCTTGCTCGCTAACTTTTGCGACACGTACGCCTTTATTGGTTCCAATCATAACGTATCCAAGATAGTGATAAATCTTGTGAATAATTTCACCTTCAGGCATTTGAGCGGCAATCTGTGCTGATGTAAGCACTGGCATTGAACCGTTGCTTGCTAGAGTGTACTTTTCAATTGTTGATTGTGAACCATTATAGCCAGATAAATAAATTGCTGGCCCTGAAGCGGTAATGCTTGTGTATACGTGAGATGTTGATGGATGAGTATATACAAGGGTAGGGGTTGATGATACCAAAGGTTGGCACTCGTAAACTTTATTGTCTGCACAGATAACTAAACGTTGTTTAACATATTCCATCACACCATTTGTAATTATTTGGCTGTTGTCAAATATCTTAAACTCATCTGCTGTGCTACTTGAATCTCCAGTTAACGGCTTACCATACGCAGTAAGTTTTGTTGTTGCACCTGATGTTCTATTAGTAATCCAGTAAGCATTAGTTCCGTCATCGCAAATTGCATAGACTGGATATACACCGACACCAGCGTTGTAATCAATGAAGTGAACTGGATTGCTTGGGTCAGTAACCTTAATCTTATCAACATCGTATTCATCGTGCATTAATGCACCAGTAAACGTGCTCCATTTGATAGAGCGCATATGCTGTTGTACTACACCATTAGATGCAATAGCACCAGTTGTAACGTGTCCTGAAGTTACATTCTTGAGTAGGGTTACTTGTCCTTTTGTCCAAACATCCAAACCCTTGCTGTCAGCAAAGCGGTAGTGTCCGTTCTCGTCTGTTGTTGCAGGGTCGTAGAAACGAATACCTGAACCAGAGTGGAAGGATGCTTGACTTCTAATCCACCAGCCAGTTAGAGATTGCTCTCCTGGCTCAGATGAATTATCAAATTGCTCCTTGCGATAGGTAGCAGTTTGACGCGTGTATGGGCGTGTGTCATTAATTGCATAAAAGAACGGGAGTCCACCAATTGCTACGTCATAAGACATATCGGTGTTTTGCCATACAGCAGTAGACGAGTTAACGCCAACATCTG